TTTGCATTACTGCTGCAACCCCACGAGGTTTGATTTCAAGATCTCCCTCTACATCTTCTGCTTCGTCATTAAACTGCATATTCCATTGAAAATATGCTTCCCCCATTGGTTTTAATAAATAGTCATCTATATTCTTTATTACTGTTTTCATAGACAATCCTGCTGATCCCATCAACATGGATAATCCTGCAGCAGTTCTACCAGTGCCAGTTACACCTGTTTGTCCGTGCATTATGGATGGTATTCCTGTCTCTTCATCTGCAAGTTGTCTTGAAAGCTGATACATCTGAATGTTTTCGGGTGCAGTGTTTGGAAACTTGAGTCCGTTCACAGCAGTGCCTGTAACACCTGATTGTCTTCTGAATATCTTTCCGGGGAATATATCCATGTTCTGACCGGGAACTAAACTTGCTTCGTCTACATCAAACACAAGATTACCTGCCAATGCTAAGTTATCTATAGCCATTCTCATGTGACCATTCATAAGTAGCTGTGCATCTTCCATGTTTTCTGGAACACCAGTTCCGAATATCTGATAAGGATTTATCTCATATGGAACAACGTGAAATGGTATCCTTGCAGGTGTAAACGGATTAAGAACAAATCGTATAACTTCATTACCACACACCCAAACATTTACCTGAAGCTGATCCATGCTATTCATGTCTTGATCTACAATGCCACCTGCACCATCAATAAATGATTTATCCATGATACCCCAGTATTCTAAGACTTCAAATCTGTTTCTGTTGTAGTTTGGCTCAGTTTCATCGTCACGTATAGTATCTTCGTAGTACTTGTCTTCGTAGTTAGGTCCTAGTGCTATTACATTGTCTATTGCTTCGATGTTAAAATACGGGTAATTTGCTAAATTACGTAACTGCTGTCTGTTCATTCGGTGTCTTTGAATTACGTACTCACAGTCCTCTGATTTTATAGCTGATGGATCTGGAAAGAAATCCCAACACGACACGGCTTCTATTTCAGGACACAGCATTTCAGTAGGAGCGTACATCCTTTCTCCCATCTCATTTCTAGTCCACCTATGTATCCGTTTATTTTTCAACATAGGACCTTTGATGACACCAGTTCCTAGAAGTATCTGCTCAAATATTGCTGTACGTAAAACATTTACTGCACCTGTGTCAGTAAGCTGATCGTGTATTTCTTTTTCCATATTCAACGCTGCTTCTTGAGCAGGATTGATTTGTGGTTCACCTATTCTTGCAGGACCTTCTGCTAACGGTATTCCCTCGTATTTATCTTGTAAACCACCTAAGAAGTCCATAGATCCGGGTTCAACTGGTCTGCCATCTCCGGGGAATCCGTATGGATCTAAAGGTTGTTCTGCTTGATCTAGCGGTGTTTGCATATGGGCAAACTCTGCTATACCTTCAGGAACAGGAGTGGGTTCTACGACAATAGGGAACTTTTTATTTGCAAAAAGAATATCTGTTATCTGACCAAACGCTGCAAGAACTTTTGTTTTGGTTATTCGTAAAAATACCTTTGAGCGTTCTGAGTCTCTGTATTGCGTTGTTGAATCGTAAATACCTTTGAAATTTTTGTAAGCTTTTAGCCAACGTTGTTCGTGGGTATATCTACCATTCTCCGCACTTTCAAATTTATCCCTGACATAGGCTACTACTCCGTGTAGTTCCTCTTGAGGATTTTCTACAGATGCTATGGTATCGTCAGGTGGTTGCAAGAAATTATCAGCCATGCGATTTACCTTACTTAGAAGTAGTTTCTGTCTTCAGCCATAGTATTGAAAGAAGCTTCAACAGTTGGTTTTGTTTGCTTCTTTGGCATGTCTACTTGTAAAGCGTCTTGATTTACTTCAGTTGTAAACTCTGGCTTTTCTCTGTACAGATTATTTGAACCTTGAGCATCATCAACTGATACTTTGTCTGAGTTCATAATATAAGCTGCACCTTGATTAAGATTGTCTGCCATTTTTATCTCCCTGATAAAAGTTGTTGTATTTGATCATCTAATGATGACTCTTTATTGGCTGCAGACACATTTCGTGATCTTGCAGCTAATCTCTCTTTACGTTTAATATTCATTTGCTCTTGTCGTTCTGTATCAAGTCCAAGTGCTTCAGGTATTCCCTCTTCTCGTGCCTTTGCTGTAAACTTGCCTATATCTTCTATATCGTATGCACTAACTGGTAAAACTTCTGATGCAGTGTAAAAGGCTTGTTCAAAAGGAGTCTTTCCTTCTGCTTCTGCTCTTTCGGATGCTACCATTATTCCAACGCCAGTTCCTACGTAAGGTATTGACGATAAAAATTTACCAAAAAGTTTAGTGTTTCCTAGCTTTTCTCTTAAAGTATCTTTTGATTTATTAAGCTCTTCTTTACTTAATTCTTTTTCTATTTTTTCTTGAGCTTGTCTCTTTTCTTCTCTTTTTTGTTTTGTGAGATCTTGTTTCTTTAATTGAAAATCTATGTCTTGTTCAAGAGTTTGTTCTTTCAGTTTGAGTAATTCTGGCTTTGCTTTTTCTTTTTCTATATCTGCTTGTACTTTTGCTAACTCTGCTTCTGAAGTCTCTTGACCTAATTTTGCCTTTCGTGCTACTCTTCTTTCCTCAATTAAATCTAAATCTTCATCAGTAAGTTCGCCTTGTATTCTTACATTAGAAGCTATGTCTTGTTCTTTAGGAACAACTATCAATTTAGGTGAACCCTCATTTGTTAAATCAGGTAGATCTAAATCAAACTCGCTTGCGAGTTCGTTTAAGCTATTAAGACCAAGCACCTCTCCGTACATATTTTGTAAACTCATTAGAGCTATTTTCGGTGAACTACCTACGTCATCCATAATCTTTGATACATAATGTTTCCGAGTTGTTTTGGTTAACTCTCCTAACACATCATCATATTTTGCATGACCTAATATTGCACCTGCTTCTTTATCGTAGCCTAATTCTCCAACTATTATTGAAGGAACAATCTTTCTTATGTCAGAAGCACCAATAATTTTTCTACCCATAGCTTTTTGATATTCATCAAATTTTGGAGCTACATGCTTTTTTACAGCACTAGACATCTTACTTGTGGTTACACCTTTAAATAAATCATTTCCATTTTTAGCTTGTTGTGATTTTAGTATTGAGAGTGCCACTTCTGGTAGTTCGACAGGGTTTCTTATCTTGTTGACTCTTCTGTACTCATCAGATATTCGACCTGTAGTAAAATCAATGTCATCAGCAACTAAACTTGCAACCTCCCCCGGTCTGAGAGGAATCAAAGATTGAAAAGCTACTGCAGCACGGACATCGGCATCTGGTATTTCAGATATTCCTTGAGCTATATTTTTTAAAGAAATCTCACCTTTAGGTACTTCCTTGAATCCTCGTGTTCTTCTTGGCTGTTTAAACTGAGGGCCATACTTTTTCATTAAGTCTGGAGATTGTTGCAACAACCCGTCTGCTCCAAATATTTTTTCAAATGGATAGGGAGTTCCAGTTTTGCGTCTGTATATAGGCTTTAGCTCACTTTCCACAGTTCCTAATGTAGTAAAGTTACTATTACCACTTTTACCTTCTTTACCTTTTACTGCTTCAGCTAATTTTATAGACGTATTTTCATCTTGAAAAATAGAAAAGGGTGAATCTATACTTAGACCTGCCTTTTTCAAGTTATTTTCTATCGTGTCTATCTTATTTTCTCTACCAGTAATCTTAAAGGCATCACGGATAGTTACATTTTCATCTAATTTTATGTCTTCTGCCATTTGTTAATATCCAAATGTTTGATCATGTGTTTGGTAGACCTGATTCTTGATACCACCAAGCGTTTTATGAATCGACGCATATCCTGTCATCCTTGTCATTAGCATATATCGTAAAGCATCGTATGCGTGATCCTCTGCTTTTGTGTCCACATCTTCTGCATTTGTTTTGCTAAGAGGTATGCCTGATAGCTGCTTGATAAGATTGACACAGTTCGGAAATATTCGTAGTCGAGGTTCGTTTGTTCGAGGGTCATCTGCAAGCCTACGATGTATTTCCATTTTACCTTGAAGTCTGTTTCTGTCTGAGGGTGTCCAACGCACTCCACATCTCATCATTGTTTCGGCTATGGAAGGACCAAAGCCTGTCTTGTTCCAACACGATGAGTCAAGTACTGTGTAGTGGGGAGTTGGGTCTTCTTGTTCTACTTCTAGTATTTTATCAGCTAACTCTTCTGCTGTCAACTGTTTTACGTATAACTCTCTATAAATCCAGATATTATTATCCCAGTCAATAGCACCCCAAAGAACACACGAAGGACTTGCATAGCCGTAGTCGGCCGCTCGTATTCGTGGGAAGTTCGGTGGAAGGTCAAAATACGGTGTAACATGTTTACTTCTACTAAACTCTGGGAAAGCTGCACCTTCCGTTACTTCCCAATCGCCTTCAAGAAGTCGCTTACGTTCCACTTCGGGTAACGAACGCAACATTGCTTCGTATTGTCCGTCAGCCAACAGGTATGGATTGTCAGTCAGACGGGCAGGTATGAACCTACGATAAAACAGAGGTTCACCTTCCTTCTCATGCCCTTTGGGCCATACAAAAGGTTTACCTGTTTCGATGTCCATTGCAGGAAAAGTCGAACCGTGCTGTGATGGGTCGATGTACATTTTTTTTACCCACCAACCTCCGACTCCTCCGGGGTTCGCTGTACAACGCATGTACAGATTTTTTTGTAGTTCAGGATCAGTTGCTCTGAGTCGTGAACGGAGATAATCCCAAACATAAGGCGAGGGATATTGGGTTATCTCATCTATGCCTATCCAGTTAAAAGACTGACCCTGAAATCGTGTTACGTCTTTATCTTTGTCAAGATACGTAAACCAAATTGTTGCACCTGATGGAAAGTGCCATGTAGATTTTGACTCCCTGAACTTTGCACCGGGATACGCCCGTGGGTACAACTGTCGGGATTTGTCAATAAGTTCTGTTAGCTCGTCAAGAGTACGCCTAAGAAGAAGCCCACGATGATTGCTATTGTGGCAATACCGTAGCGGGTCTGCAAGAAGGGCAAAACTTTTTCCTCCACCTGCTGAACCACCGTACAGAACATCTCTTTCACTTGAGGAAAGAAACTCTTCTTGAGGTCCTTCATTTGGCTTAAAAATAATTTCACGCCCACCCACAAGTTGCTCAACAACATCTGGCAACTCTTGCAAGTCCGCTTTATCGACAACAGTAGTCTCTTTTTGATTGAGTGCTTTGTCAACTTTTGCAATCTTTTCTTCGAGTTTTCGTGCATAGCGTCTTTTACTTTCTGCCTGTTGCGTTACTTTTTTTGCTCGTTTTTTTGCTTCAGATAGCCTGCGTTGCGTCTGCTTACGTGCTTTGACTTCTGGACTGTAATAATATCGAGATTTAGGAGCGTTAGGGTCTTTTCTTGGGCGACCACGCTTGGGGGTATCTGTCATTAGTCTTTAGTTGTGTCTGCTTTACGTGGTTGTTGATATGCTTTTTTCTTATCAAAATATTCTTTACTTCTATCATAACCAGTTAAAGCATCAACTCCTTTTATAACTAGATTAAGTATACTGTAGCTACCTAGTGGCGATCCTGAAGGGTTTTCTTTTGTTTTTTCAGCCATTGTTTGTTCCCTTTTTAAATACTTTTCTACCCCTGAAGAATACAATAAGGTTGATTGTTGTGTTAATCGATACCATTGTAACTAGGAGTGCTTGCCACCACTCAATTTCCATCGATGACAACGTCTTTCTTAGGTGGCAACAGGACAATACCGTGTACAGCCTGTACATTTACGTTAGTTGTTTCTTGTTTACCCAGTCCGACCCTGTTTAACAGCGATTCTGCCGCCCTGAAGCGTAGGTCGTCACCTCTTTCGGGTGTAGGGTTGTCAATTGTCGTTACAAGGCGTGTAGCCGCCTTAAATGCGTTCATAGACAACACGTTTTGGGTGCGTCTAATGATCTCATCTGCTAGTGAATTACGCAACCAAGTCACAGACCCCTTTGCATAGCCTGCTTTGACGGCTGCATCGGTTACATTTCCACCATTTTCAAATAGATTTTCGAGAAATTCCTCCTGTTGGGGGGTTATTTCACGTTCTTTGCTTCTTTGTTTCGGGAGTAGGTTCGTCACAACGGTATGCTCTCGCTTCCATGTGAGGTTTGTACAGGGGTAATTCCCTTTTAATCTCGTATACTCGTGCTAAACACTTGTCGTGAGTATTGTACGGGCCTCGTATGTCCATAAGTTCTTCACAATTTGTGTTCATAGTAGGCTGTCCTACCAGACAAATAAGTACAAATGCTTCAAACATGGGGTTTCCTTAGATAAAAACAAAGGATCATTTCAAATAAAGCCAAAATACACTTGTAAAATAGGATATGATTGGTTGTATACGCTTTAAATGATGCTTTGTTACCTTAATAATAGTGACTTAGCACAAATACGTCAAGAAAAATAATTATTTTATTGACAAAAGTGCATCTGATGGATACAATCGGAGTAGATCCTCCGGGGAAATACAACGTATACCCCACCACCCACCTTATAGGTATACGTAAAGCGTTGCATTTCAAGGGTTATACCCTAAACGTTGCACCGTAAGTTGTACAAGTAACCATTTTACCAAAAAATATGTCGGCATTGCATACGAATACGGGGGGGACCCCAGTGACCCTATCACGCCCTATACGGTAAAATATATTATTAATATTACACCTTGACGACCAAAGGCAAACAAACCAACAAACAACTATTAAAGTTCAACCGCCGTGTCTAGTGCGTCATGTGGGAGTTTTTTTTTAGTTGCTATGACAAACTGCAAGGTTAACTTGTACAATTAATCTCTAAAGTTTACGTTTAAGGTTATGATTGCGAGCATATCCCAAAACAACCGCAAACGTACAAACTTAGCAATAACAACCGTTTAAGTATTTATTGAAGCAAACAAAAGAAAAACGCCCTAGAAACTAATCTAAGGCGTTCTTTAAAGGTATTCTTTTAAGGTTTGTTAATTAAGATCTAGCATTACATAAACACCATTATTTATCTTTTCTTTTGTTGTTTTAGTATCCTCTTGCAAGAAAAACTTTCTATATCTTGAAGTTGTATTACTGTAATCCCAAGAATTTTTATCTAAATATATTTCGTTGTTTCTTGGATCTTTGATGCAAATAATAGTTTCATATGATTGAAATACTTCCAACCCATTTTGCATAGTTATCTTAAATTGGTTAGCAACAGGTTTATGTGATCTATTGCTAAGCATGTTTTCAACCTTT